TAGATAATACACCTAATGAAGAACACATACAAAATCTTAAAATACTTTGTGAAAAAATATTACAACCATTAAGAGATTTTTATGGCATGCCAGTTTCTATATCTTCTGGATATAGATCAACACCTCTTTGTGTAGCTATTGGTTCAAGTCCAACTAGCCAACATACCCGTGGAGAAGCCGCAGACTTTGAAATATTTGGTATAGCTAATAAAGAATTAGCTGATTTTATTGTTTCAAACTTAGACTATGATCAATGCATTCTTGAGTTCTGGAATGAAAATGAACCTAATAGCGGTTGGGTACATTGTAGTTATTCTAGTAAATACAATAGACGCCAATACTTGAAGGCTGAGAAAGTAAATGGTAAGATTGTTTATTCAACAATTTTTTAATTATGGCTATAGGAAGATCACAACTACCCAAAGAAATGGAAGGCAAACTCAGAGGTGCTAAACCCTCACGAGCCATGCTTAAATCAAAAAGAAAGAAAAAGTAATGGGTAAACTTTGTCCAAGAGGAAAAGCAGCCGCTAAAAGAAAATTTAAAGTGTACCCGAGCGCGTACGCGAACATGTATGCAAGCGCTGTTTGTTCAGGTAAAGTAACTCCAGGTGGTAAAAATAAATCTCAAAAAAGAAAAGCAGTATCAAATTATGATCAAGGTGGAATTGCAAAAGGTTGTGGAGACATAATGGACGAAAGAAGAAAAGTTACTAAAAAGTCTTAAAATGAGTTTACGAAAATGGGTTGCAGAGAAGTGGGTAGATATAGGGGCTAAACGTAAGGATGGCTCTTTTGCTCCATGCGGCAGATCTAAAGGAGAAAAAAGAAAAGGATATCCAAAATGTGTACCATTAGCTAAAGCTAGATCTATGTCAGAAGGTCAAAGAAAGTCAGCAGTTCAAAGAAAAAGAGCAGCTGGTAATACTGGTCCAAAGCCTACTTTTGTTAAGACATTTACTAAGAAGTACTATGGTGGTATGATTAATACAGGAGATTAATTATGATTGGTATTGGTAAAGCAGTAGCAAAAGCAGCAAAAAAAGTTTTAGGCAATAAACCTAGAAGAGAAGCTGAAATGTTAGAAGTAAAACCAACTGTTAAAGGTAAACCAGTAGGAGAAGATGTTAAACCAACTGAAATACCTAACATGTCAACTGGCGGATCTGTTTTTGAACCACTTGGTCAAAAATCAATTCAAGTTAACAAACAAAAATCAAGGATTAGATAATGAACGTAGCAACAAAACAACCAATGGGCGGAGCACATAAGCCTTATAAACTTACTGGAAAAATTAACGGAACTAAAAAGCCGGCTAAAAAGAAAAAGTAAGGTTATGACTTATGGCTACTTCTGGAACAAGCACATTTAATTTAGAGATCGATGATATCATCGAAGAAGCTTACGAAAGATGTGGCATTCGTAATACTAAAGGTTACGATTTAAAATCATCTAGAAGAAGTTTAAATTTATTATTTTCTGAATGGGGCAACAGAGGCGTGCACCTTTGGAAAGTAGAATTATATTCACAACAATTAACTGCAGGTACAATTACCTACGATACACCATCAGATTGTAATGATGTTTTAGAAGCTTATGTTTCTTCAAGTGATTCTATATCAAGTAGCACAAATGATATTTCATTAAACAAAATAGATCGATCAGCATACGCAGGACTTCCTAATAAAGGACAAACTGGACAACCTTCACAGTATTATGTGAATAGACAAACTACACCAAAAATTAGTTTATACTTAGCTCCAGATTGCCAAGAGTATACTTATTTAAAATATTATTACATAAAAAGAATTCAAGATGCTGGATCTTATACAAATACAGCAGATGTTCCATTTAGATTTTTACCATGTATGGTATCAGGTTTAGCATTTTATTTATCTCAAAAATATGCACCAGAAAGAATTCAAGCTTTAAAGTTATTATATGAAGATGAATTACAAAGAGCTTTAGAAGAAGATTCACAAAGAACAAGTTCTTATATTTCACCTTATTCTTATTTTGGAGATAGATACTAATGGCTTATTCAAGAGGTAAAAGATCTTTAGCAATTTCTGATAGATCTGGACAACAATTTCCATATCTAGAAATGAGAAGAGAATGGACAGGATCATTTGTTCATATTTCTGAATATGAACCAAAGCATCCTCAATTAGATCCACCTTATCATCCAGCTGATCCACAAGCTTTATTAAACCCAAGATCAGATGTTAGACCTGGTGGTGGTTGCGTGGTTCAATTAAATTTATACTACTGGCCAGGGCAATTTGAAACTTCTGCAAATGGACCAAATAAATTTAGTATGGAACCAGAACAAAGTGGAGATATTATTAATTATAAAAGATCAGCTTATACAGCTGTTGGAAATGTAACTATAAGTATAACATGACATATTCAGAACTAGTAACACAAATTAGAGATTATACTGAAGTTAGTTCAGATGTTTTTACATCTACTATTGTAAACGGTTTTATTAGAAATGCTGAACTTAGAATATTTAGAGAAGCAGATGCTGACTACGCGCGCGAGTACGCGACCTCTAGCTTTACTGCTAATAACAAATATTTACAATTACCTAGTACTAATCAATCTTCAGGAACACAAACTACACGAGTTGCTTTAGTTATAAGATCCGTGGTTGCTACAAACAGCTCCGGTGTACAAGTAGCATTAGAACCTAGAGATGACACATTTATAACTGAATATAATTCATCAGGTTCTACTGGCTTTCCTAAATATTATGCAACTTTTAGGGAAAATGCTATTGTAGTTGCCCCAACACCTAGCAGCGGTTTTGTAGTAACTTTAGATTATATTTATACACCTGATGGGCTTAGTTCAACAAATACTGAAACTTATATCAGTATTAATGCCCCAGAATTATTATTATATGCTTGTTTAGTAGAGGCTTACGCATTCTTAAAAGGACCCATGGATATGTACAATTTGTATCAGGAGAAGTATAATACAGCATTACAAGGATTTGCGTTAGAACAAACAGGTAGAAGACGCAGAGACGAATTTGAAGATGGTACGTTAAGAATAAAACTTAATTCACCATCACCATAACTAAAGGAGACAATATATGGCAATAGCACAAGCAGTCTGCAATTCATTCAAACAAGAAATACTTGAAGGAATTCATGACTTTGAAACAGGCGGGGATGTATTTAAATTATCACTTTACACATCAGCAGCAAACTTATCAGCTTCAACAACTGTTTATACTTCAACAAGTGAAGTATCAGCAACAGGACAATATGTAGCTGGAGGTGGAACACTAACAGGACAACAAACATCACTTGATACAAGTGTTGCAATCGTAGATTTTGCAGACTTATCATTTACTGGTGTTACATTAACTGCAAGAGGAGCTTTAATTTATAACACAAGCGAATCTAATAAAGCAGTTTGTGTTCTAGACTTTGGTGGTGATAAAACAGCAACAGCTGGAACATTTACAATTATATTCCCAGCGTTTACATCAGCGAATGCAATATTAAGAATATCATAGAGGTAGCTTTATGGTGTTCGTTATTAACGACAGAGTCAAAGAAACGACTTCGACAACTGGAACAGGCACTGTTACATTAAGTGGTGCTCAGTTAGGTTTTCAAAGTTTTTCTTCTGGTATTGGAGCAAGTAATTCAACTTACTATACTATTGCTTTAGGCAATGAATGGGAAGTTGGTATTGGCTCATTAACGAACGCCACTACCTTTACAAGAGATTCAGTAATATCTAGCTCTAACGCTAGTTCATTAGTAAGTTTTAGTGCAGGGGTTAAAGATATATTTTGTGCTTTACCAGCAGAATATACTCCATCCCCATCTATGTTAGCACAAGCATTTGTTAATACACATGCAACAACAATTAGTGAAACACAAACAATTCAATCTGGAGTATTAGCAGGACCCGTGACTGTAACAAGTACTTTAACCGTAACAGGAACTTTGGTAGTAATATAATATGTCTAAAATAGAAGTAAATGCAATTGAACCACAATCGGGAACTACCTTAACATTAGGTGCGTCTGGTGATACAGTTACTTTAGCTGCAGGTGCTTCACAATCTGGATTTGGAAGACAAGGTTCAGTTAATTGGGACACAACTCCTAAGACAACAGGATTTACGGCAGTTAGTGGAAATGGATATTTTTGTAATACAACTTCAAGTGCTTTTACAGTTACTTTACCAGCAACTCCTACAGCTGGAGATATAGTAGCAATCGCAGATTATGCAAATACGTCAGCTACAAATAATATTACAGTAGGTAGAAATGGTTCTAAAATTGATGGAGAAACAATAGATGCAACAATTAAAGTTAACGGACAAGTTTATACATTAGTATATGTAGATTCAACAGAGGGTTGGAAAACAGTTAACCAAACATTTAATCAAATTACAACTGCAGAATTCGTAGCAGCAACAGGTGGTTGTGTTACAACTTGTGGAAATTACAAAATTCATACATTTACAGGACCAGGAACTTTTACAGTAACTAATGCTGGAAATCCTGGAGGTTCAAATACAGTAGATTATTTAGTAGTAGCGGGTGGTGGATCTGGAGGTGGTCGTTATGGTGGAGGAGGTGGAGGAGGTGGTTATAGAGAATCAGTTCCAAGTCCAGCAGCGTGGACGGCTAGTCCAATAGCAAATCCTGGAGGAGCATTACCAGTTTCTGTAACAGGATATCCAATTACAGTTGGTGGTGGTGGAACAGGTGTTCCAGATGTTCCTGGTTCAGATGATGGAAATAGAGGTTCAAATTCAATTTTTAGTACAATTACGTCTGCAGGTGGTGGAGCAGGTGCTGGTCAAGGAGCTTTTTCACCATTAAGTCCAGGTGGTTCAGGAGGCGGAGGTTCTTATGGTGGTTCCCCACCTGTTGCTCTAGGTGGAACAGGAAATACACCACCTGTATCTCCTTCTCAAGGATTTCCAGGAGGAAATGGTTATGTTCCAAATCAACCTTATTCTACTGCTGGAGGCGGAGGTGCTACTGAAGCTGGTGTAAATGCTACTGGTTCTCCTTCTGCAGCTGGAAGAGGTGGTGCAGGAGCAACATCTTCAATTACAGGTTCTCCTGTTGGAAGATCTGGTGGTGGTGGTGGTTCTGGAGAAGGTACTTCAGGCCCTGTAGTAGCAGGTGCTGCTAGTCCTTGTGGTTCGGGTACAGCAGGAGCTGCAAGTGGAACGCCTGCTTTAAATGGTGCTGCTAATAGAGGTGGTGGATCTGGAGCTGCTTATTATTCTGGTCCTACTGTTGGATCAAGCTCTAGTGGTAATGGTGGATCAGGTATAGTTGTAATAAGATATAAATATCAGTAAAAATTATGGCAGGAATATTAAGAACAGATACAATACAGAATTCAAATACGAGTACTATAATTACTCAAACTAATAGTACAACTATTACTATTGGTACATCTGGACAAACAGTTGCTCTTGCATCAGGTGCAACATCCAGTGGTTTTGGTGCTACATACAACGGTGCAGTAAATTGGGATACAACAGCTAAAACTACAACCGTAACAGCAGTTTCAGGAAATGGTTATTTTGTTAATACAACAGCGGGAGCGATTACAGTAAACTTACCAGCAGGAGTAGCTGGTGCAATAGTAGCTTTATCTGATTACGCAGGAACTTGGGCTATAAACGCAGTTACAGTTAATCCAAACGGAACTGATAAAATAGGAGGAGTTGCTTCAGCCCCAGTAACTTTAAATACAAAAGGTCAAGCTGTAAATTTTGTTTATGTGGATTCAACAAGAGGTTGGATTAACGTAGGTGATGCAACATATATTGCAGGAAATGCTTTTGTATCAGCAACAGGTGGAACAATAACAACTTGTGGTGATTACAAAATTCATACATTTACAGGACCAGGAACTTTTACAGTAACGAATGCTGGAGCTCCATCTGGATCCAATTCGGTAGATTATTTAGTAGTAGCAGGTGGTGGTGGTACAGGTGGTGGTGGTTGCCAAAGTGGAGGTGGTGGAGCAGGAGGTTTTAGAATGTCTAATTCTTACAGTTTACCAGCACCCACAACTTCACCTTTAGCGAGTTCAACAGGTATTACAGTAGCAGCAACAGCTTATCCAATTACAGTGGGTTCGGG